ATGCCCCGGATGCGCCAAAATAAGGCTATTCCCACTTCCCGTAGCGTCAAAAAAACCATCAAACTGCCATAGGTTTTTGTCGGACGCAGTGAAATTGCTATTTACCGTGGCAACCTTTATAGAGAACCCTGATCCTGTTCCGCCAATGTTTGCCGCCAAAGCACTCAACGTATCTCCAACAACATAGGAGTTGCCTTGGGTTGTTATTGTTACCGAGGAAACAACCGTCCCAGCAACGACTATGGTGGCCTTTGCCCCCGTTCCAGAACCGCCGGTAAGGGCTACTACTGTATAAGTGCCGTTGGTGTAAGCCGATCCCCCGACAAGCGTTCCAACAGTCAGTACAGGTCCGCCAAATGTGTAATCAACAATCCCGGCACCAATCCCGTCATTGTCGCAAACAAACCGCTGCAGCCCGTTGTTGTAGCCGTTGTAGACGCTGTTGAAACCGTCAGCAGACTCCACAAATATTCCTCGGGAGTATCCATTGATGAAGTTGGTCATTTCCCGGTAACCAAGGATTTTTCTAGGACGACCACGTTGAAACCTGACCCACTCCCCGTCTGCATAAAAGTTATGGTCAAATACCGTCCCGTCCCGTTGAATGCCGGGCTTGGTATCGAGCGCAAAAACTTTCTTTGTCATCAGAACGTCCCGCCAGCCAAGCCGCTCGGAATCACTGCTCCAGAAGCGGTCAGGCCAAATTGTTTCACCCCAAGAATGGCAATGTCAAACTCTGCACTCCCCGCCCTGTAAATCCCTGTGGAAGTTTCCGCTGCAAAGTTCATCGATGGAGATCCAACAGATCCACTGATCAAGCTGATTGAGGTGGATCCAGCCAACACCGTGTTGGCATTGACCAAATTCACCGAGTCGCAAATTAACGTCGCCTGCTGCCCCGCGCTGAGAGTTGCGGTGGATCCTGAGCCGGTGCTGATGGTTACAGTGAAGGCGGACGCCCCGCCGGTGGTGGCGTTTTGAATGTAATAAACCTGAATCGTTGGCGGAACAAGGATCGTAACGTTGCCTGTCAAGTCACCAGCGGATGTATATTTCTGAATGACGTTGGAAGCCTCGGAGCTTGTCAGGGTGTAGCTCCCCGTCGCCACCACCTTCACAAGTTGGCTGAAATTGAACTGGGTGGACTTTCCCAAACCAACCGAATAAAAAGCCGATCCAGAAGAGGCAATAAAACAAGAATCTCCCGGCTGCAATCCCACAGTGGCTGAAGCGTTGAAAACGTCAGACCCAGAGCAAGCCACAGTCAACAACCCTGTGCCTGCGTTCCTGACCTGTATGAACCAATTATTCCCAACCGTCGCAGCCAATGGCAACGTGAGCGTTCCAGCACCAGAAGTCCAAACGTACAACTCCGCACGATCTGCTGCGGTTGCGGTGTAACTGGTGGAGAACGTTGTAACTGGAGAGGATTGATTCAGGGTCAATCCTGAAGCCATAAGCCCGTAACCAGCCAACGTCGCTGCATCAGCAGATGACGTTCCAGTCCCAAAGGCAATAATTCCCCAAGTTCCAGCGGTCGTGGCGTTGGTGACGATGTAGATGTACTGGGCTTGCCCTGCGGCAATCGTCACGATGGTGTTCGCGCCGGTATAGTCTTTGACGGTAACGCTGACTGCACCGACGTTGCGAATCAACGCATCATTGCCGACAGAGGTTTGGTTGGCGGGAGGCATCCATAGCTCGTTTGCGGCGGAGGCGGTGGACACCTCCATGATGCGGGCTGCAGCGGAATCGGTCGTTGTGCCGTTGATGGGCCACTCCAACTGCAAGTCTGCTGTCAGAGTGATGCGGCGATACGAAACGTCAGTGGGCTGTATGACGTTTCCAGTGAATGGCGAGTTATAGCTCATATCAAGAGTCCTGTACGTTCGCTTGTCGATCGGCAATCCGAATGACGTCTTCGTTCTTCAGAGTGGTAATTATCAGGTCGTATTGTTGTTGCCACATACCCATACGTTCGTCGTTCTTCAGGTAAGGCATAGCCTGCAGCAAAGACCCGTAGAGCAACGCTTGAGGGGCGTAGATTGTGAACCAGTTGGTTTCATTGCTAGAGTCCAGAGGCTGAACCCGCTCGTAGTACAACACTTCAAAAGCGTAAGCTGCAGTGGGGGTTGGTGCAACGAGCCAGTGCGTGTAGTCGTAGTCTGCGTAATACGCAGGCACTCCCGTGACTGTTGGGTCGGGGGCGTATTCCCTGAGGTATTCATACTTCCTGAGCAGGACTGGACTCCTCTTGCCGCTGACGGTCACGTTCATTGAAACCGTCTTGTGCCACCGCGCAGGCTTGTCAATGACGGCTTGACTGGCGACCATGTTGCTTTCGTTCACGGTCAGATTGCCAAGGAACTTGATCTGGGAAGCAATAACCTGCTCCGCAAGCATGATGAAACGCGGGATCTGCGCAATTGTCTGAGCGTCGTCACGTTCTAAATATTGCTGGATGTCATCGACCAAAGACGAGTACGTCATAACACTGGCAGTAGTCATGAGAATTTCCTAGTCCCATTTTTATCAATTATCAACGCCATTCTACGCGGCGGCAAGCTAGGGAAACTGGGGATGCTGATATGCGTCCAAGCGTCAAACTCCCTGATTATCTGGTCGTATGGCAGTCCTGCGGTCATTACAGACCTCACAATCTCATCAGGGGTCATTCCGGGTACTCGGATGTCAGCGGCGCAGCCGAGCCTGTGCTGGCTCTTATCAGAGCTTCCTACGGCATCATTTACAGCTTTGCTGCGGAACGCTGAGTTCACCATCACAGGTCTGCCCCCTAACTGGGTTTTTACCTGCTCAAGCAGCACAGCTAACCGCCGCAGGTTCTCAATCTCCCCCTCATTCGGGGTGTTGTCCAGCGTCCTGTGGTTGGTGTGCGTCAACTCGGCAAGGGTGAAATGCTCACTTAGGTTCATTTTGATTAACCTGTATTCCCGCTAACAATCCGATAAACCCACCAACAATAGTTTGGAATGCTGGGCCGATCAGCTTGAATATCTCACTGTTATCCACAAGCGGGTCAAACAACCCAGCGCACATCACCACCACCATCGACAGCAGGATTAAGCAAAGCGTCAAGCTCACCATCCCGATTACGACGATGAGCGTTTTCTCTTTCACTTGTTGCCGGGGTCAGCTTTAACTGCGCCGCCCAGACCAAAAGCAGCGGCAATGCCCTGCGCCAGCATTTGATACGGAGGAGGAATCAGCGGCATCAAGACCATCACAAAAACGCCAAGCCCTGCCAAGGTTGATGCTTCTCCAAAACGCTTTCTGAGCCAGCCCATGTCATTCTCCTTTTTTCTTCATGTTTATCATCTGCTGCCTTCCCCGCCTCTAACTTTTTCAACCGAGCGCATCGCACCAAGACCAAGCACGCCCATCAATACCTGCATGGTCAAATCAGTGTTAATTACCGGAAAGTCTCCAACATAGCCAAAAAATACTTTTGCAACAAACCGCGCAACTGGTTCAAATATTGCCACATACGCAAGACCAGCGCCGCAAATCCAGCCAACAAACGGTCGCCAGCCAGCCACAAACCAATTGGTTGATTTTGCTTCTTCCAAATTTGTTTGGATTTGTAATTTTGCCAAATCGGTTGCCGCCGCAAGCTGGGCAAGTTCTCCGTTTTGCTGCATCTCAAACAGCTTCAGTTTTGCTTGTTCAGCCTGCGCGGGGTCGGGGAAGAACTTATCGACTAGCTTGCTGCCTATATCCAGTACTGCGGCTAGTGGGAACATTATTTGTCGCCCCTTTTGTTGAACAACTCAAACAGCGTTCTAATCTTTTCTTCCAGCACCGCAACGCGCAGGTCAATCTTTGACAACACAATGATAAGCATGATTAAAGCAAGCAGGATGGGCCATGCCTTCACCAACATATCAAATGTGTCCATCAATGCACCCTGAAAGCAATTCCAACAAGCAACAGAATGATGGCACCGGCAGAAGCTAAAAGAACTGACTCCAACCTTTTAATTCTAGTGATAGTTTCCGTCCACCGTTCAGCGCAAACTTGTTCGTGGATGGAGAAGGTCTTGTCCAGTTCTCTTAGGTCTGCCATCACTTACTCCGCTTTAGGAACTTCAGGTGCCTCTGGTTGAACCTGCGGAGCGGCTTGCGTTTGAATCTTCGCAATCAATGCCTGCACCTGCACAAACGGCATCTGCCCGAGTGCATTCAATACCCCATTTACTTCAGCTATCTCTAAGTCAAGCTTTATCATTTTTACTCCTGTTAGTTAGTCCAAGGAACACCGTTAATTACTGCCTTTTTTGCTGCAATCTGAGCATCCAGATTAGCCTCTAGCGCGGCAACATTCTCCGCACCAAGGGATTCTTTTACCCAACCTACGACCATGTCTTGTGTCAGGTCATCGTAGGGAATGAAGGTATCGCCCGTCTGTGTGTAATCACACTCTCCAGTCGCAACGGATGAGTAGTCGCCATCAACGTCGTCAACGCGATACCAAACGTGGATAACAAACCCGTCAGTCTCTTTGCGCTGCATCTGCTGAATGTTCCAAGTAATCATTTTTAATTCCTTTCAAGCAGCGCGACCCGGCTGCGGAGGGCTTGCACTTCTGCAATCAGCAGCGGAACAAATATCTGATGATCCATGCTCTGATAAATTGGCTTGCCATCTTCGTCCTCTGCATCCTTCTCGCCGGTCACAGCGTAGGGAACTACGGACGCAGCTTCGTGGGCAATCATCATGGGACGGGCGATTGTTGCGCCCTTCATCTTGCCCATATAGACCTGAAGCTGGTCGATGGTTTCGCCTGATGCTTCGTACTTGCCGGTGATGTCTTTGCTGCGGTAGTCGGATGTGGTGTTGTAAGCGGTAAGACCGCCAGCGCGGTTATAGGTGATGGAGCCGCGCTGCGTTGGGGAACCCTCTGTGAAGAACTTAATGAATGCGTTATCGCCGGTTGTCGCGTAGTGCCAAATATCCGTTACAGACGTTGTTGCCGTTGTGTTCTGAAGTTCCAACAACGCGCCTTGTCCAGCAGTGGCGTTTCCTGTAACTCTAATCGCGTATGCAGAAGCAGCACCTGTGATTATCGTGTTGCCTGTAACATCGAACCCAGTGGATGTCGCAGTTGCTTTAATAACCCCGTTGTTGGTGATATAGAAGTCGTGCGCGGTTGTGGTGCCTACATAAATTGAATTATCACCCGCGATGGCAAGGCGCGCTGTGCGGGTGCCATCGCTAATCTGGAAATGCTGCCCGACTGCCGCTGCGCGAGTTATTTCTACGTTTGAACCAGAGCCTGTTGCCGATATGGTTCCCGTCGCGCTAAGTGTGCCGGTGACTGATAGGCCGGTGCTGCTGTAAGTCATCCCGACTGTCGTACCGCCTGCGGCAAACTTGATTGTTGACCCTGCGCCGTAGGCGATAATTGCAAGTCCAACTGTCGAATCGCTTGCTAAATAGCCCGTGCTTGCGGTAAATGCTCCAGCCGGTGTATATAAAGCAGATGTCTGCCCGACTCTGGTTGTGAACGCATTTGATGTTGCAGCAAATGTGGCTTGAGCGCCGGTGCCGCTTGTCGTGTTGATTGAGGACAGCTCAGAAGTTGCGTTCTGATTCAGCGTCTGCGTTATGGTCGAACTAGCCGCCAACGTGCCGGTGACTGATAAGCCGGTGGAGGCTATTGTTGCGATTGCCGTGCCGCCACCACCATTTGTTGTGATGAATACCGAGCCGGTGCCTTTTGGCGCAATGACTAAGCCAGCATTTGTGCTGCTTCCTGCTACAGAGATACCCGGATTTGTCGCATCACCGCTTATCAAGACGTAGTTAGCGGAGCCGTTGCCCAATGTGCTAGTTCCCGTCGCGCCATGGGTGCCGGTGACTGATACGCCTGCGGAGGTTGTTTCTAATTTTGTAACTCCGCTGTAATTAAACTTCTGCCCAGCCTGCGCGCCAAAAGTCATTACATCGCCGGACTCGATGGTTAAGTATTGCAAGTTTCCAGAAGTCAAGTTTTTAAACTCAAATCCAGCGTTCCCCGCTGTGCCTTCGTTATAAATTAAATTCTTCGTTGCAAGGTTCCGGCTGTTCGGATTGGTCGATGACTGTAGGGTAACAATGTCACTAGCGCTAAGCGTGCCGGTGACTGATGTATTGCCAAAACTTGCCGAACCATCCCCTTTAATTGACGCTTTTAATACGGGAGAGCCAAAAATATCGGCGTACATATCAATAAACGACCAACCAGTTCCGGACGCGCTGCCGGATGCAAGCTGCAAAACAGTTCCGTTTGTACCGGCATTGTTTTGAATATTCCAAGCAACGCTTGAGGCTCTATATCCAAAGAGGCTTTGAGTTGCGTTTGGGCCTGTATTAAGCGTGTTGGCCCCAACAGAAATGGTCGAACTAGCCGTCAGCGTGGTCACGGACGCAGCGCCTGCAAACAACGCACCAGAGCCTGTTCCCGCTGTTGAACCGATAGTCAGACCGCCGGTTGAATTGATTATTACCCGATACGCACTTGCCGTTGTGTCGTAGATGCCAAAAGCGTTTGCGCCCGTAGCTCCCGCTGCAAGTTCAAATTTTGACGTTACTCCGGTGTCTTGCAGTACTACAGCAGCCCCTCCAGATGCAGCTTTTGCATATATGAAATTGTTGAAAGTTGATGTTGCCGCCGTTGCCCCAGAGCCTACCCCGCCACTACCAATTAGCGTGGTCACCGACGCAGCAGCAGGGGTTGACCCTCCAACAACGCCATTAAAGCCAGCGGAGGTGAAGGTTGCTACCTTTGTGCCATTTACGCCTATCTCAAAGTTTGAAGCGGAGTTTGTGGCAATAATTCCAGCGTAGGCAGAACCACCAGTAATGAGTGAACCACCAGCAGAACTTTCAACGCCAGTTATCAACCATCCCGTTGTATTCCTTATTTCTGCATAGAGGTTTGAAGTGGTGCCAGAAACGTCCTCTATGAACTTTCCAGATGCAACAGTGCTTGTGATTTTCCCACTAGCCGCCACCGTAGTGAACGCACCCGTATTAGCAGTCGTAGCGCCCACAGTCCCGTTGATGTTGATGCTGGCAGTGCCAGTCAGGTTGGTGACTACGCCAGAAGCAGGAGTTCCTAGAACGGGAGCAACAAGCGTCAACGCTGTGCCGTTGGTCGTGGCTCCAGTAATCCCCGCCAATACACCCGCATTGTTGTACTGAACCTGAGTGGTAGAACCTCCCGCTGGGCCAGAGGATGACCCAGCCAGCAAGGTCACAACGCCGGAACTGTTCTTGAAATACAGCTTTCCGTCGTTGGTATTTAGCGCCAATTCACCAGCAACAAGGTCTGCTGCAAGAGGAACAGCAGCGCCAGTGGCTGAGAAGTACAACGAGATGGGCGTGAATCCGCTTTGTGCCATGATGTTTTCCTAAAAAGTTCCGCCAGCAATTCCTGACCAAACAGGCGCAGAAGCACCCGCCGATGTTAATACCTGCCCAGCAGTTCCTGCCGCAGTAAATGCAAACGCCGTTCCAGTACCATAAGCAGAGCCGCCAGCGGTTGCAGTAGCAGTGCTGTTTGTACCACCATTGGCAATCGGCAGTGTTCCTGTCACGCCCGTCGTAAGAGGCAGTCCTGTCGCATTTGTTAGTGTGCCGGAACTCGGCGCACCTAAAGCACCACCGTTGACTACAAAAGCCCCAGCAGAGCCTACAGCAACGCCCAAGGCAGTTACCACCCCCGCTCCTGTGGTCGTGGTGCTTGGAGCAACTCCAGCGCCGCCCCCAATCATCAAAGCATTCGCCGCCAACAATGCAGATGAGGCCAGAACACCTGTGGCGGTGTAAGCCAAGACGCCGCCAGATGTACCCGCAGTAAGCCCTGTTCCCCCATTCGCCACCGCTAAGGTTCCCGCAACAGTCACCGCTCCCGTAGTCGCTGTGGCTGGGGTCAGCCCAGTTGTGCCGAAGGTGATCGAACTCACCCCAGATCCCGCGCCAGAGAACTGCGCCCAAGTGATTGCCGTAGTGCCTAAAGTGCCACCCGCATCAGATGTGCAAACCCAACCCGTATCGGCTAACGTGGTTCCTTGTTCAACAAAGACATAGGCTCCGGGGACTTGCGCCCAAGTGTTCATGTCCGTGGTTCTTGTCCACGCTCCAGCCGCACAAAGGTAGAGGCCATTTTCTTGGGGAAGCGTTTGGTTCTTGACCAGAACCCGATCCGCCGCAACAAGCAACACGCCGTCTATTGTTTGGGTGCCGCTCAAGGTGATGTTGACAGTTGTTCCCGCCACCACCGAGGCTTTTGTGTCCAGCCCCTGCGCTACGGTGTCCACGTAAATCTTATTGGCAATGTCCGTAGATGCCGAAGGAGTTGTAGAAATAGTTCCTGCCGTCACAACAAGGCTGGCAATAGTGCCGAGGCTGGTCAGCGAGGAAGCCGTAACCCCAGAGGCCAAAGTCGCTCCGGAAAGGGTTCCCGCTGGCGCTATGACCGCCGCCGTGGTGATGCTGGTTGTCAAGCCTTTGGCATTTATTGTAATTACAGGAATCGCTGTACTGGACCCTGTAGAACCCGCCGAAGCAACTGTTGCGAGTGTTGTGGCGTTTCCTACTGAGGTCACATCCCCAGTCAAGTTGGCGTTTGTTGTGACATTTCCAGCGGTCAGTCCTGCCGCGGTTCCCGTGATGTTTGTTCCCACCAAAGCACTGGGAGTACCCAGATTTGGGGTTACCAAGACGGGGGAGTTTGAAAGCACCACATTTGTCGTGCCGGTGCTTGTTGTAACCCCAGTACCACCACTGGCTACTGCCAAGGTTCCTGCAACTGTAACAACCCCAGTAGTTGAAGTAGCCGGGGTCAGACCAGTTGAACCAAAAGAAATTGCACTTACGCCGGAGCCGCTAACAATCGATCCCCAAGCATTATTTGCGTAACCCTCAAATGACGATGTGGTGCTGTTGTAGCGAAGGGTTCCGTTGATGCTAGTTCCGCGCTGCCCAGTGGTTCCAGCCGGAATAACTATCCCTCCAGAACCGGGAACGGTTGGGTCGCTGGCAATCGCAATAACGGGCGAATTGACAAAGTTCCCGTCTGTTATGTCGATCTGGCCTGCGGTTCCAAGTATTAGTCTCGTTGCAACCGTTGAGGAACTGTTAAGCGCCAAAACTCCAGTCCCAGTCGCCCCCGCCACCGCCAAAGCCACCCCCGTCAGCGCAAACGTCGGCGCAGCCGCTACTCCATCCCCGTTGGTGACGGATAACCCCGTGGTAGACGAAGCCATCGTCCTTCCGGAAACCGTGTTGCTTGAGGTCTTGGCGATAATGCCATTTGCAGCCGTTTCTAGGCTCCCAGAGGCTGCGTTCAGGGTTATTTGGAGGGCTGCTTGCGCCCCGCCGTCCGTAAGCCCTACGCCCGTTCCTGACGACAGCCTCCGACTATTTGTAAGCGAAGGCTCTTGGTTCAACGTCAGGAAGGTTTGCGTCTGAATCGGCGACCCCGCAAGCGCGGCTGTGGTCGTCCGTACTGTGATGCCATTCTGCACCACAGGAACTAATTCTGTGCCTGTAATGGCCCCCGCAGCGGGGAGGTCGTTGATTGTTACGTTAGCCATTACGTTGAAGAGGGCGTGACAAGCAGCCCATCCAAGTTGCCATCATTCTGTATCACTCCCCCACTCGTTCCGCTTGAGATGATTGCACCCCCGTAACCTCCAGTTATCAGGTTGTTCGGATTCGTCGCAACGCTCACATCGGGACGAGGGAATCGGATTGTGATGCGCTCCGTTGGCCTAGCCGGAAGCCGATACGGATCTTTTTCGTCAGCACAACCCTGACCGCAAACTCGCAATCCCGGAAAGTTTGGATCACTTCTGGCCTCGGCGTGCGGACGCTTAAATTTGCATCGGTCGCAAATAAATATCGCAATGTCCGAAAAACCTAGAGTGTCAAGGAATTTAGGCATTATCGTGTATAAACGCTGATGTTCGGTGCGTAGTAGATCGGACTTTTATCTCTTTCTTCCTGCTCCGCGTCGTACAGGTACTTTGTTGCCTGACCTTCCAGATAAGTGATCCGATCGACTGCAATCCCCGGCATTTCCATGCTCATCTGATGAGCCAACATGGATTGAATCGCCAGAAACCAACGCTGTGGAATCTCTAACTCGTCCTGCAGCGCACCCACATCCTCGATCTGCCTTGAATACCACACCGTCATCTGAACAAATGGATCAGAAGGCACAGGCCACAAGTACATTGTTGGCTGAGGAATCGACCGATCAAACCAGAACTGAAACGGCTGATTGGCGGTGAAGTTCTTGTTGGGCAGGTTGGTGTAGTCGTCCCGGTTCAGCCGAGACATTGTTATTTCTGTGCTGTTGTTGCCAATATAAAACTCACGCAGCGCCAAGGTTGCGCCACCAGAAATCCTTATACGGTAATACTCAACGTCCTGACCGGGGTCGATGTCGTACCACAACCACTGATTATCATAAACGGTGACGGTTCCAATATCATAAAGAGTAATCCAAGTCGCCCCATCAGTGGAGTATTCAAGCGTTAAAGTCCAAGACGCAGACCCCTGATTTGCCACATAAGGCAGAACGCCAATCGATCCCGCATAGATTGGATTATCAGAGCCGTAATTGACAGCAATATTGCCGTTCGCACTTGTCTGTTGGCAAACAGTATCCGTATCACTGTCAAACGCATTCGCAACCACACCGCCAGCCGAAGTCGAGTAACCCCCGGTAGAGCTAACCGAAGGACGATTCAACTTTCTGTAAAGCGCATTCAGAACATCAATAGCACCTACCGGAAGGCTATAGATGTACTTGTTGGCTGTCATGCCGATTACAGCTTTACTGATTGCCCAATACTGAATGCCACGATTGGCAAGGTTGGACAGCAGATAAAACAAACTCTCCCTTGCAGAGAGTTGCTGCTCCGACGTCAACTCTTCAGCCAGCTTACCGCAACGCCTAGCGCCGTGATCAATCAGCGTTTGGACATTGATTACGGTTTGGCCGACAGTGCCTGATGTGGACATTTATTCATTTCCTTTCACCAACCCGGACATTTCCAACGCTTGAGCGAAGCCTTGGCCCTCGGTGCGTCGCCTGAAGCATGCTTCACGACCCCCGACATCCGGGCGCAGAATGAATCTTTTCTGGATCCGCCTCCCGGCTGTGGAGCCTTCAGGTTGCTTCCAGTCTCACGATTATACTTCTCGCGGCCTTTCTGAGTGAGTCCAGCGCCACGATCCACAGAAAGTTTTTCGCCTCTTCCGACCGAAAGAGAAACTCCACCCTCTTTCATCTTCTTAGCTAAAAATAACTTATCCACCATTTCTAACCGTTGCGGCTTGGTTGTAACTTTATTGATAATACTTATACGCTCTGGCTTCTTTTTATCAGCTTCATAAAAACCGGCTTTTTTCAAAGATTTTGCTACCGCTGCATTATCCTTTGCCATTGTCAAAACCTATACTTAGCTGTTTTTTTAGCAATGCTTTTGGGCTGCGCTACAAACTGCTTACCCGCTGCTTTACCTTGCCTCTTAGCCCTCGTGGTCGCTGCGTACTCCTGTGGGCTAAGGGCTTTGATAGCCGCTTCAGGAAGATACCTCTCACCTGTTTTTGACGATGGTTTCCCCGACTTGGTGCGCCATTTCTGGTCGCCCCAATTTTTAAGGGATTGCTGCGGAGCTTTCAATCTTTGTACCCGCCGCCAGCGTCTTTATAGCGTTTGGCTACTAATTGAGCTTTCCTAGCACTCCACTGCCCTGCCCCAGTACCCTGAACAGCCGCCGCTTTAACGCTGTTGACAATCCGCTTACGCATCTCAGGCTTGGTGTAATTGCCGGCAGCATTCACGCCACCACCTTTAGCCATATTTTTTTTT